AACAACCTGCCCCAGTATTGCATCTGCCCAGCTAGCGACATTGAAGGCTTCAAATCGCTGCCTGATTCAATGCACACGTCAACACCCGATGCCTGCGCTAAATCAAACCCGAAGCCAAGTAAATCGCAAAACGTAATCACCTGAATTTCACGGCGTGCGTAATCCCTAAAAATACGGCGTTGCTCGCTTATATCCGTGTTTCCGTCAACATGCACCGCGACAATGCCAGCGTTTCTAAATTGTTCCGCCACAAGCTGCGAGTGTTTAATACTAGCACACCGCACGATGTGTATCTTCCCTTCGCAGCGCATCTGATAATCACGCACGCAATCACCGATAATCACGCCCTGTGCTTCCATGTAGCCAGCAAGTTCGCCCTTCGCATAATCGCCAGCCGTTACCTTAATCTGCGATAGGTCTGGCTTTGTTCTACCGTAAAACAGGCGATAATCCGAAAGCCGTTTATTCTCAATTAGCCACGAAATAGGTTTGCCAGTAACCATCGTATCATACCAGCAACCTAGCCCCTTGCCTGACATTTTCCACGGGGTAGCTGATAATCCTAGAATCCATGAATTAGCAGCTTGGTAATGTCGTATAACTGAATCTAGCGCACCATCGCCAAAATGCGTTTCGTCGGGAATCAATAAGTCACACTTCGGCAACTTATTTAATCGCCGCGCCATCGTGTCAATCATACCAATATACACACGGCTAAACGGGTTGTATGTACGCCCAGCCGCAATGAAGCTGTGCGGTATATCTAGCTCGCGGAATGTGTTGCTTGTTTGCTCTAACAACGCTTTCCTCGGCACTGTAAATATAATCGTGCGGTCTTTATTCTTCGCCGCTTCAATCATGTGCGTTGCCATTCTAGTTTTTCCTGAACCAGTGGCCGATACCATAAGCACCAATTTACTTACACGCATCGCCTGCCGCGCATCGTCAACGAGTTCTAGCTGGTCGGAGTATAAATTCAAATTAACTCATCCCCCTTAAACAACGCAATCGGCAAACTAACAGCGCTGGTTTTTACGCCCTTCGCAAAATACACGCATTTTTCTTTGCGGGCATCAGGCACATCAGATAACGTGCGGCTCCATTTGATTTCCCATTCTGTGCCGCGTAAAACCTTCGCTAAGTTATGGCTACGGCTGGCTATGCATACCGTGTCATCACGCACCGCTATTCCGTAATTTCTAAGCATTTTATCGGCGTTGCTATCGCGTTCGATGTGTACCATGCTAATTAGCTCACCTATCGACGTTTCAGCGCCGTTGCTGCCATAACGTAGCAGTGATTCCGCAATTGTCTGCACCAAGCGCATTGGGTCGCCATCCTGCGCAATAATCGTGTGGTCTGTCCAGTCGTGGCTTGCAATCCATTTTTCTGCTTCCTCCGGCGATACCTTGCTAGTGCTGCCTAATAAATACAAGCCAGCTAGCATCGTGCCAATCTGCTGCGACGCTCTGGCAGCCTTCAAAACCTTGCGCGATGCCCGCTGAAACGTCCGGATATTCGCAAGCAAACTATCCATATTTTCTAGCGTTCTAGCTAATAATCGCTCACCGTAATCGTCCGTTATGGTGTCCTCTATGAACGCCACCAAATCATCGTACTGTTGCATCGCATTGTGTGCGCGGTTTTTCTTAATCACCATGAAGCTAATGCGGCTTTCATCTGCGGTTTTATCAACGGGCGGATTGATGGCACTAAAGCACGCACAGAATCGCGCCTTAAACGGTTTCTGCCCGAATTTTTCAACCGTTGCACCCGTTGACGCCTTACGCGCTAACCCGATAACGGCTGCCATGCTAGGCGATGGTTCGGCCTCATCAAACACAAGCGGCCTAGCATCATAACCCATCGCGCTGCGAATCGCTGGTTCAGTAGTGCCGCCATCCACGTTAAGCGACATACTGCCTAGCACTGGCTTAATAATCCTATCCATCACCGTGGATTTGCCCGACTCAGCCTCGCCCGTAATATAAATGTGCGGCCTATACTGTAGCGCGGCGCATATCGGGGCAATCACTAGCCAGCCCGCAAGCAACGAGCCACTAAGTTTATTTTCCCAGCTTACGGCCTCGCATATCTTGCGTAATCTGTGCGCCTCGGCATTCGTAAGCGCGTTATCAGCCGGGCGCATTAAACGCGGCGCTGCTATATAGGTGTGGTGCGATAGATAATCCTTAAAATCTAGCCGCGTGCCGTTAACATACAGTGAATCGCCGCAGTGCAAAACAACATCACCATTATCAATCCAAGCACCACAACCGCGCACCCTATCGGCTTCTTTATATACGCCGCGCTGTTTCGCCAGTTCTAGCAGTGCATTCATGGATAGCAGCGCTATCTTGCTGTGGCTGGCTTTCTCATAGCCAAATTTCGTTTCCCAGTTATACAGATTATCTAGCTGCAACAGGTTCTGCATGCTGTGCTGACTCGCCGCCAATGCCACAATCTGCCGAGCACCAAACGGGAAATAATAATAGATTCCGTCATTATAACCCAGCACGCGGTAGTTCATCCCAAAATCACCAACCTGAGATTTACGCACAGGCTCTAGAATTTCACCACCCACGGCGTTGGGGACGGCGGGAGAGAGAGCCTCGCCGTGGGTGGCTTCTTCAACAGTTTCCTGCCGAATTTCTAACGCATCATTGAATATGCGTTTAATTTCATCGTGGCCAAATCTAACGGCGTAATCGTTCCAGTCTGTCGGTTTATCTGCTTCGTTGCCATTGAACGGCGGTTTAATAACCTGCGCGCCACCTATAGCCACAGCCGCTTGTTTAGCTAATTCTAAACCAACGTTCAAACAAAAATCATTCTCACGCCATTCCGTCCAGCGGTTATCATCGCCTGATAACTTTGCGCGGTCAACATTAGCTGGCCGTTTCTTAGGGTTGAACGTCCACTGGTCGTTGTCGGCGGCAAATACGAAGCGTGCATCTAGGTATTTCTTTTTAAGCGCCAATGCCACGTTTTTAAGGTTGCCAGCATCCATCGCTGCAAACACCGCATAACCCGTGGCTTCCTTAATCGATGCGCCTGTTGCCCAGCCCTCGCAGATTACAATAACGCTTAAATCGTCACCAGCCTTTGCAAACGGCGAATAACCGCCAGCCTTCTGCATCCCCTTATTATAGCCCTTCCATGATTCGGTGATGCGCTGGATGCCTAACATAGCGCCCGATGAGGCATAAATCGGAATATATAACTCACCCGTCTTTGCCCTGATTCGCGCATTGTGCGGCTTGATATTCTTTGCGGTTAAGTAAGCGTGGCTGGTTGCTTTAGGCGCTTTATTGAACAAACGTTTAAGCCAGCCGTCCAGTTTTTTACGCCGCCTTGCATCAAACGCTGCACGCTCTTTCTTCTGATTCTCACGAACCGCACGAATCTCTGCTAACTCGGTTTCGCTTAAATCCGTTTTTACCCCGCTTCGAACGCTGTGCGACTGCCCGCTTCGATGGTCAAAAAACCAGCCGCCATTCTCGTTCATGCAGTACGAAGCACGCTTTTCCGAACGCTTGTCACCGACCACCTGATAATAGCGCGCTTTATCGTCTAGCACTATATCGGCGTGGTTAACAGGCTCGCAACCAGCTTCACGCATTGCGTTGATTATGTTTTCGGGGGTCACAGCTAAACCGCTTCAATAGCTTCAATCGCCGCGTGAATATCAGCCCGCACGCTTTGATTCGCCGGGCTAACAACACCGAGGCACGAATATAACGCTAGCCTCGATTTCTCCAGCGCAATCGTGCTGTTGGCGGCTTGCTTATTCTGAAATTCAATCTGGTGGTCGATTACTGAGTTCACGCTACCCCCGTTTCGTTTATGATATGTGTTGCTATGTTTAAGTATATCAATTTTTCCTTGCAATTCTGCGGCTATTTTTCCATGGGTAAAATCGTTCATCGTTTTCTCTCCTATGCTTCAGGTATTTGTATGGTAGTTATGGGGCAATCGCTTAAGAATACCTCTACACCATTTAAAAAATGGCGCTTACCTGCTTTTAGCGAAGCATATATATGGATATTCACTTTGTTAGAAACATCTGCTGCCGCTTGTTTTGTTTCATGTAATAATCTTCCATAAATTGTTTTACCAGTTGCGGTGAAACTCACATTTCTCCACCCCTTGCAATTCTCTGGCTCTGCTTCCATGAATTGCGCCTGTAAATCTGGCTTGCGTGTCGTTGTCGTCATTTCACCACTCCCTCAAAATTTTCTATCCCCGCATCCGAAACGCGCTTAGACCACTCGGCAACACAAGCCTCGCTTTTCCAGTGCATTTCATTGCAGATTTCTAGGCGGCCTGCTTCCTTAAACGTAAGCGCAACAATAACCACCAGCCACAGCCCCAGCGTAACGAAAACCCAAGCCCAAAACTTATCCATAACAACCCCCTATAAAAACAATATAAAACCGATTAAAAACCCTAGTAACCCAGCCGCTACACAGCCGCCAATGTGTTGAACAAGCGTATAGTTTCGGCGTCTAGGGTACTCGTACATATAAAAATTTCGTGTTTTCATGTTACTCTCCTAATACGTTCTATGTTCATCAAAATCACTTACAGTGCGCTCGTAATATAGCTGGTGCCTGATGCGGTCTACTTGTGTACCTTCATTATCAATCGCTACCAATACGCATCTATCGCTACGGGTTTCGCCTGATTTTAGGTAACAATCTTCGTAATACGCATAATACCAATTATCAGCCGCCTTAGCCGCCTCCTCCTGTGTATCGGCCTGCAAATCGTGCTGCTTGCCGTTATACTCGAATGTCCAGATGATTTCCGTTGTTTGAGGGTGTGCCATACTATGCCTCCCACCGTTGTACGTTTGCTTTAACCTTATACCCATCGGCTTCATCATTGCCAGTCGAAACCAATAAAACAGCTTTTTTAGCAGACTCAATTTGTTGGGCGCTCCATTCTTGGTAATATCCGGTTACTGATATTGTGAGGGCAGTAAATAATTTTTCGGTACCCATGTTATGCCTCCTTCACTTGATTTAACGCGGCGGTCATGCGCTCGCCATACTCTGCTGACCTGCGCACGCTCAAAGTCGTGTTACATGCCTGCCGCCAGCAATGCGCCGCCAATTTCCATGCCTCGGCACGTTCGGCTTGCATCGCTTCGGTTGCCCACTGCGAGTGTGACTTGTAGATATTTGCTGTGGTAAATGCGTGGTGTGTCATGATTTCTCTCCTTGGTTGTTTAACCAGCCGTCCCTGACTGATATATACGGTGTAGCAGGTCGCAAACGTTGCGTCAATAAAAATAATAATTATTTTTTAGGCGGGGATTTCCTCGTCCTCGTCCATGCCAAAAACAGACGCCATACCGTTGCCATTATAAACACCAGTTACTTGCCTGTTTTTCACCGCCGATTTGTGCGCATCCTCAAGCATCAATAACCCAGCTTGCAACAGCACCGAGTGACTAACGCCATACTCTTTAGATAGCTCGGCCACCTTATTTAGCACTTCAGGCAAAATCATCAGGCTAGTTTTAACGGGCTTAACCCCAAAACTTTTCTCGTGAAGCAGGCGTAACGATGTAATAATAAGCATAAAAATTTACTCCGATGTAAAGTTAAGCTCCGATATTAGAGCAAACCACAAGGCAATGTCAAGCGGCTAAATTTACGGCGTCACGATTTCTTGCAACCTACAGTTTAATCATCGGCGCCATTAATCGCCACAAACTAGAATAGCAGAAAATTCGCTGCTATACCAATTCATAAAAATCAACGGGTTGCGTGTCAACTGATTTTTAAAAAAATACCACTTAGTAAAACACACCACGTTGCAAATAACATTGCCTTGCGGCGTGCATACCTGCACATATATGGTGCATATCTATATCTATTATCTGATATTCTTAAGAAAAGAAAAGAAAAACAAGCGTTTAGATAGCTGCGGACGTGTCAGAAAATGTGGCAACTGTAGGGTTTGAGCCAATCTGATTTTCCGCCACGGCAAGTATTGAAAATAATTGTTGCGTTTTGTAAAAATTTATGTAAGGCTAGCAAACCTATAACAAGCGAGGTCTAAGATGGAAGTTACTATTGATAAGAACATACCGCTAACTCTAACTAAAAAAACCAGTAAGGGATTGACCGCAGTTTTTCGTAAGCTCGAAATTAATGATTCGTTGGTGCTGCCACTGAAAAAACGAAACATGGTTTACAATCTAGCAATCTACGCAAGAATCAAAATCGCAACCAGAACCATCAGCGAAACCGAAATCCGCGTCTGGCGTGTGGCTTAAATCGGTTTTAAAGGGCCGTGTAGCGTTTTTGTACCCGATATTCGCATCGTTTGACACCGGAACAACAAAACGCTTAAAAACGGCTTTAAAATCGAAATGCGGGCTATTAAAATTAACGCTTGCAAAACTAATTAAATCTAGTTACTAATGATAATCGTTCGCAATAACTTCAATAATTTGTAGCCCGAACTCATATGGTTGATAAAAGAATCAAGGCAGGCGGCGGAAAACCCGACAAAATCATTCGTGACGCGTTGTTAGCCGTTCAGCGTCAAGAACCTGAGCGCCTTAAACGCGTTGCTCGTGCTTGGTGGGATGCTGCCGAAACAGACCAAACAGCACGCAGCGCATTAGCTGATAGGCTTGATGGTAAAGCTATCCAACCCATCGCGCATTCTGTGACCGAAGAAACCACTGATGAAGGTATGTTAGATGCAACAATCAGAGAGATTGCAGGCAAAGTTGGAATTGCTCTCGGCGCTAAAAAAGAAACACTCGCTGGTGATGAAGGACAACTTCCGAGCGTACATTGAGCACTTCAGCACTGAGCCGTCACCAGCCCGACACCACCAATTATTGATTGATAAGCTGCAAGATGTCGCTGATGGTAAAATCAAGCGCCTGATGGTGTTTATGCCGCCCGGTAGCGCTAAATCGTTCTATGCCAACGTGCAGTTTAGTTCGTGGTGGATGGCGCGGAATCCGGGTAAGAAACTCATAACTGCGAGTTATTCGCAAGAGGTGGCCGATAAATGGGGCAGGCGTGTTCGTGGCATCGTGAAGGATGAACAATTTGAACAAGCGTTCAATGTCGCACTAAGCGCAGAATCACAAGCCGCTGGTCGCTGGGCATTGAACGATGATACAGAATACTATGCAGTTGGCGTGGGCGGCTCGGTCACATCGTTTCGAGCTGATGGCGCTATTATCGATGACCCAGTGAAGGGGCGCGAGGAAGCCGAATCGGAAACCATGCGCGCTAAAATAAAGGAATGGTATCTCTCGGATTTCTGGACGCGCCTCAAGCCTGAATCGTTCGTGGTGTTAATCATGACGCGCTGGCATGAGGATGACTTAGCTGGATGGTTGCTAGAGCGTGCAAAGAATGGCGGCGAGCAGTGGGATGTCCTTTGCCTGCCAATGGAAGCCGATAGCGCTGATGACCCGATGGGGCGGCAGATTGGCGAACCGTTGTGGCCCCAGTGGTTTACGCCGCACATGCTAACACAGGCGAAACTTGATGCGCGTAACTGGGCTTCATTGTATCAGCAGCGACCGTCACCTGAAACCGGGGCGTTCTTCGAGTCGCGCTGGTTCAAGTATTACGAAACGCTGCCCGATAATCTTCGGCTGTATGGTGCGAGCGATTACGCCGTGACTGATGGCGGTGGTGATTACACGGTTCACGGCATCTTCGGGCTTGACACAGCGGATAACTTGTACGTTGTGGACTGGTGGCGTGGGCAGAAAGCAACGCTTGACTGGGTGGAGCAGCTCATCCTGATGATTAAGGCGCATCGGCCCGTCATGTGGTTTGAGGAGGCTGGCGTTATCTTCAAGAGCATGAACCCGATAATCACGAAACGGCAGCAAGAGGCTAACGCTTACTGCACACGCAAGCAGATAACGCGCACTCGAAGCAAGGAAATGTCTGCACAGGCGATTCGTGGCCGTATGCAGCAAGGCAAGGTGTACCTACCTGCTGCCGCTGAATGGATGGCCTCGCTGCGTGCCGAAATGCTAACGTTCCCCAGCGGCAAACACGATGACCAAGTGGACGTTATGGCCTTGATTGGCATGGCGTTAGGTGATATGAGCAATGACGTGACGCAGTATAAATCGATTATGATGTAGGGGGATTATGAACGCGCTAAGGATATATTATAAAATCAAGCATTGCATGAGGCAGATGCGCTCACGCATTTTTGACCGCAAAGCAAGGCGTGCAGTAAGCTATGCACGCGACAAAGCGTCTGTTATATGGTTTTTAGACCGTGAGCGTCCGAATTGGCGCGCGAGATTAAAATAACCAATTAATTACTATTGACAATGCGTCGCATTCGCAATAATATCTCGCTTGTGCAGTCGCGGCGGTAACACGCATTAGGATAGCACCCACAACAAAGGGTGATTATGTCTGAAGATATTTTAGGCCAAGCGAAAGCGCACTATGAATCAGCCCGTGATGGCTGGAAAGAAATCAACGAAAAAGCCCTTGAAGACCAGCAGTTTCTTAGCGATGAGCCTTATGCGCAGTGGGATGAGCGCGAAGCACAAGCCCGCATTGCAGTCAACCGCCCTGTTGTAGAAATCGACCAGCTTAGCCAGTTCGTGCATCAGGTTGCTAACGATATTCGCCAGAACACGCCAGCGATTCACGTGCTACCTGTTGGTGACGATACCGACATCGAAACCGCTGAAATGATTGCAGGCCGCATTAAGGCCATTGAGTATAAATCCAACGCCGACGCCGCCTATGACATGGCCGCAGACTTCTCGATTCGTTCCTCGCTGGGCTTTATCCGCGTTGACCATTGTTACATCAACGATAAGGGCTTCGAGCAGGAATTGCGTATTAAACGCGTAGTCAATCCGCAAGCCATTCTGCTCGACCCTAACAGCATTGAGCCAGACGGTTCGGACGCTAAGTATGGCTTCGTATTTGAGAAAATCACCGTAGCCGAGTTCAAGCGCAAATACCCCGATGCAACTCCTATTTCGTTTGGTGAGGAGCCATCGTCGCGCATCCCCGGCGAGCAAGATGAGCTGACCATTGCCGAATATTACTACATCATCGACAACGACACGGAGCATGGTTTATTGAACGATGGTTCAAGCGAGCCAGTGGTCAAGGGCAAGAAATACAAATCAAAGCGCATGATTAACAAGCCCACCGTGATGCGTTGCTGGGTATCGGGCGAAGATATACTAACCGAGCCTTCCAAGTTCCCCGGCAAATACGTGCCACTAGTTCCTGTGTATGGCGAAGAAGCGTGGATTGGTGGCAAGCGCAATTTATACAGCCTGATTCGCAAGGCAAAATCGCCTGCCATGATGTATAACGCGCTGAAGTCATCGGAAACCGAGATTCTATTTAAGCAGCAGCAAGCGCCAGTGCAGGCAGCGGTTGGGCAGATGCGCGGGTTTGAGAATGACTGGCAAAAGCCCGATAAGGCGATGGTGCTGTACTATCACCAGACGGACGCAAGCGGACAGCCAGCACCACCCCCACAGCGTTTAGCGCCACCACAGGTTAGCAACGGTTACGCGCAGGCTTCGCTTGATGCTGAGGCAAACATCCGTAAATCGATGGGCATGTACAACGCAGGCATTGGCCGTCGTGATGGTGACGCTTCAGGCGTTGCGCTTAAGCAGCTTGAAATGTCAGGTGATGTGGCCTCGCTGCACTTTGCTGATAACTTGAATCGTTCAGTTGCGCAGGTGGGCAAAATCATCGTGTGCGCGTTGCCTGAAATTGAAGATACGCCGCGCATCGTTTCTGTTGTTACGAAGGAAGATGAGATTAAATCCATTGGCATCAACGGCAAGATGACGCCAGACCAGAAACGCAGCTATGACTTCCGCACTGGTGAATATGATGTTCGCGTTGTTGCTGGCCCATCATTCACTACGCAGCGTCAAGAAGCTGGGCAGATGTATGCGGATTTAATTGGCAAGATGCCTGACCTGATGCCCATCATTGGCGACTTGGTGTTTAAATATCAGGATAACCCCGGCTCTCAGGCAATTAGCTCGCGCCTTAAGAAACTGGTTGACCCTAAGCTGCTTGACGAATCAGAGCGCGACAAAGAGCAGCCGGATATGGCGTTGCAGCAGATGCAGCAAGAGGCGCAACAGGTGATTGAAGCCGCACAACAGCAGATTCAGCAGCTAACTCAGGAATTGCAGGCTGCTAAAGCCGACAACGCAGTGAAGCAGGCTGATGTGCAGGTGAAAGGCGACGAGCTACAGCTTAAGGCCGCTGAGTTGCAGTTGAAGCAACAAGAGTTAGTTATGAAACGCGACGAGGCGGCGGCTAAGAATGAGCTAGAATATAAAAAGATGGAAGCCGACATCATTAAAACGCGCTTGGCAAGCAAATCATCGGTAAGCCCTGATTTAGCCATGACTGACCCCGATTTGCACGAATCAGGAGTTGCGCCAATAACTGTGGTGCTTGAGCAGTTTGCGAACCAGTCGCAACAACAAGCGCAGATTCTGGCTGAATCGTTGCAACAGATTGCCGCGGTTCAAGCGAATCAAGCCGAGCAACAGTCGCAGAGCATGGCGATGTTAGCGCAGGCGATTAACACCCCTAAGCAGGTAGTGCGGGATAAAGACGGCAACCTCATCGGGGTTAGATAATGCCAATTAATCACGTTACAGTTGCGAGTGACCCGCAAGAGCCTAGGCTTGGCGCTTCTGATTGGAATGCGGCGCATACGAACCCTGATATTGCGGACGTTACTGGATTGCAGGCCGCTTTAGATGCAAAATCGCCACTAGCTAACCCAGAATTTACGGGAACAGTTAAATTTACGACTCAGCAAGCGACCAATGCAGCAGGCACGACATTTAAAACCAATGGCGGCTCTGATTGGCTTCATGGTGGAAACGGCGGCTCTCCTAACGCCACTGCTTATGGTGGTTGGAATTTTGATGGGGCAACGGCTAACACGTTGGCTTCATTCGGTGCATCAAAAACACTTACAAGTCTTGCTACTAGCACCTATCCAAGCCTTACTGAAATTAGCTACGTTAAGGGCGCGACTTCTGCAATACAAACGCAGATAAACGCAAAACAAGATACGCTTGTTTCTGCCACTAACATTAAAACCGTAAATGGGAGCAGCCTTTTAGGCTCTGGCGATTTAGCAATTACTAGTGCCATTTCATTTGCCGCGGTTGAGAAAAATCTTGGCAGCGTTCCTAAAACAGCGGGCAGCTTTACCGTGACTGGATTAAGCGGGCTTACGATTGGCAAGCCTGTAAATATGTTTCAAGCGGCTGGCCCATACACTGGCAAGGGAACGCGCGCAGATGAAGCGGAAATGGACGGGATTATTGTTAAGGCCGTAGTTACCGCTGTCGATACCATCACCGCTTATTGGAACGCAGCAACGCGGGTTAAGGGCAACGTAAAATTCAATTATTTAATAGGAGCATAAAGTGGCAGTTATTGAGAGTGGTATCGACACAAACGTAGCAACGGTTAATTCTAACAAACAGTTGCTTGTAGTTACAGGCACGGATGCAGAAGGCGCTCCCGCACAAATCGGCGGCATGCGTAACTTTTCAGAGGTTGACCCCGGCACTATCACAGGCACCGCATTATTAAAATCTGGCGAAGTTTCCCTAGATTATCGCCAGCGTGTAGGTATTGACACAACTAAATTCAACTACACATTTAACGCTACATCACAAAACACGGCTAACTGGCGTCACTCGTTTGCCACCATGACCATGACGCAATCGGCTGGTTTCTTAAACGTGAACGCTGCTGGTACTTCTACGGTATCTGGCAACTACTCTTATTTAAACACATTTGCTTATTTCCCGCTTATTACCACAGCGCCATTAGCTGTTGAGTTTTCTTCAGCGTTTTCTGCATTGCCGATTGCTAACGAAGTATTGCAGTTCGGTTTAGGAATTGCGACAGGTGCGGCTGATGTTGTAGACGGGGTATGGTTTGAATATACATCAGCAGGGCTTAAGGGATGCACGCGCTATAACTCCGGTACAGTTGTTAAAACCGACTTAGTCGCGTCGCTATCTATAAACGAAGTGCGCCATTTTACAATGGTGGTCGGCGAGGGCGAAATTCAGTTTTGGATTAATGACTTCCTCTATGGAACGCAAACTATTCCGGTAGGGCAGGGCCAGCCGTTTATGACTTCTGCGTTGCCTGTGTTTATTCAGAAATACAATAACGGCACTGTAGGTGCTTCACCCAACCTTATCGCTCGCTTCGGTGATGTGAACGTGTCCATCATGGACATTGCCACCAACATGACATGGGCTAACCAAATGGCATCATGGGGCTTAGGATTGCAAGGGTTAGACGGCGGCACAATGGGTTCGCCGCAAATTCAATGGGCTAACACCGCCTTACCTACCGCTGCTGCAGCAACTAACACCACGGCTGCTTTGGGTGCATTCCTCGGTGGTATTTTCCTAATGAACGCACCAGCGACATCGGCAACGGACGTCATTATTGCATCGTGGCTTAATCCTGCTGGTGGGGTAAACCAAACGCCTCGCACGATTAAACTGCGCGGCATTAAGATTGATTGCGTAAACTCGGTTGCTGCGGTTGCTACTACTGCCACGACATTTGCGGTTGCGCTGGCATGGGGCGGCACTCAGTTATCGCTTGGTACGGTCACGGCGGATTCAGCATCGTTTGCTAACAACACCGCAAAGGCACGCCGCATTCAGCCACTAGGGGTTATAAGCTTTCCTGTTGGTGCGGCTATTGGTGCGGCGGCAAGCCCGATTACGTTTGATTTTGAAGCGCCCATCGTTGTGAACCCCGGCGAATACTTGCAGGTTGTAGCCAAAATTCTTGTGGGTACTGCAACGGCTACCGAAGTATTCCAGTGGATTGTTTCGCCTAACCTTTATCATGAATAAACATGTCGGTATTTAACGGCCTAGTATTTTCGTCAACGGTATACCTTACGGATGTCAATCCCGTAGTTGATACGGTTGGCGACTCAACAAAGCACTCATACGACCTTTACCTTGAGAAGGAAAAACAACGCAAACTTAAGGCCAAGCAGGATGAAATCATAGCGCTACGGTTAGAGGCGCAAGAAAATCTAGTTAAAAAGCGCGAACTTGAGGCGCGCAAAGAAAAGCAAAATACACGGCAGTTACAAGCCACGGTTCGCCGTGAAGCAGAAATAAACGAGGAACTTCTGGCGCTATTAGGCCAGCTTATGTTGCTTGAACAGGAATTCAATATGCGCCGCCACCGTGAGGAGGAGCTTATTGTTTTGATGCTGGCATTGCCATTCGGAAGTTTGGCCGTGCATTAATTAACGCTTGCAACTTAGAAGGAATATGTTTATATGGATATACAGGCAGTAATCGCTGAGGCGCAATCTAGCGCAGAAGCAGCGGAACTCGAAACCACGGCGGAAGCAACCGCAACGGATACCGAGTCACAACCAGCCGAATCAACGACTAAAGAAAGCGAAGATGTAAAAGAGGATTTGTCCAAAAAGACAGATGCCGAACTTACGGCTGAGCAACTTGCTAAGCGCGAACGTAATCGACAGTCGCACCTTAACCGACAACAGGCTAAGTTGCGCCGCGAAAACCAAGAGCTTAAACAGAAAATTCAGCAATTTTCGCAACAAGCACCGACACGACAACAGCCAGCCGATGGCGGCGCACCCCTACCACCTAACGAGGATAATTATAATACTTGGGAGGAATACAGGGTTGCTGAACGCAAGTATTATGAGGATTTGGCTGATTGGAAAATCGAGCAGAAATTATCAGCTAGAGATAACAAGGCGGCGGAATCAAAAGAAGCCGAGCAAGTAAACGAGTATAAATCTGAAAGACTAAACCAGCACGCCGAGCGTGAAGTTGAGTTTGCCAAGGAAGTGCCCGATTACGAAGCTACTGTTTACGGTGATTACGCTGACTTCATGAACAATTTACCGCTTCCCGTTGCGGAAGCCCTACTTGAGGCGGATAACGCTAGTTTAGCGCTGTACGCATTAGCAAAAGAGGGCGTCTTAGACCAACTGGAAAACATGTCACCTTACCGCATTTCTATTGAAATCGGCAAGGCTGAGGTTCGCGGTGAAAAGTACCTTGTTAAGGATGTAGCTACAAGCGCTCCTCCACCAGTACATGCAGCAAGGGGAACGGCAACGCCGGGCAAATCCCTAGCTGATATGCCGATGGATGAGCTTTTATCAAAATTTAGAAATAGATAAGGAATCTAATCATGGCTAACAATACTATTAATACAGTCAAAAATAATGCTGGCATTATCGCTAAGATGATGGCTGGTGAATTAGTTGACAACCTGCAATTCTGCAATGCTATTAGCAAAGCAGACGCAAGCGACTATAAAGGTAAAAACGGCTACTCGGCTGGTGATACCGTGTACATCAACAAACCTGCGCGCGCAGAAGTAAGCAATGCCGGGTTTGACATTACGTCATCCATCGGCTCGCTGCTTGAGGAAAAAGTTGCAATGCCTCTTGACTTCACTGCAACTGCTAGTTTTGACCTCGATTCAGCAGAACTTGCTTCGACTGTGAATTTGGAAAGCGTGTACAACCGTTTCGTGAAGCCATACGCGCACAGCATGGCACAAAACATTGAACAGGGCTTTTTGACTCGCGCAATTAATAACACCGCTAACTTCGTCGGTACTCCCGGCTCGACTTCGTTCAGCACCTCGCTGATGCTTTCGGCTGGCGTAAAACAGCAAGAGTTTCTGGCTCCTCAGGATGGCGAAAACTATGCTCTCTTGTCGCCTAAGGCTCAAGCTTCGGCACTGGATAACCGCAAATCGTTTGTGCAAGCAAGCGATGAGCTGGCGAAACAGTACAAGCGCGGCCTGATGGGTACTGCTGACGGCTTCACCTACCTGAGCAACAACTTGCTGCCACGCGTTACTAACGGCGCTGACGTATCGGGTTTTGCAGTAGAAGCCTCGGTTGTAGCGATTAGCAACGGCATGGCAACCCTCGGTATTGATGGCGTGACTTCAGGCGCAACGATTCCAGCAGGCACCGTGTTTAGCATCAGCGGCGTGAACGCAGTACACCCACAAACGAAAGTTGACCTCGGCTACGAGCAACAGTTCGTTGTGACTGCGGCTGTAACGGAAACGTCTGGCAACAGCGTTACCTTGCAAATCAGCCCTGCAATTTACTACACGACCACCGATTCGCGCCAAAACGTAAGCGCTGCTCCAGTTGATGAGGCTGCACTAACGATTTACAACGGCTCGGCTTCAACCACCTACACGAACAACCTTGTATTCCACAAGGATGCGTTCCGTATGGTTTCGGTGCCTCTGGTATTGCCTGAGAAAGCAGAATACGCTGCTCAGTACACCTACAAAGGTATCACGGTTGCAATCATCCGCGACTTCGACATTCTGAAGCGCCGCATGATTACCCGCCTTGACTTCCTCGGTGGCTTTGCTCCGGTGCGTCCAGAATGGGCTTGCCGTATCACTGAGTAACACTAACGGGGGGCGGTGCCGTTGAACCGCCCCCTAATAACTTTATACAGAGGAAATCATGGCTAAAAATACAGTAAAATACGAAGGCACGTTTGGTGCCGATAACCGCAAGGTGATTAACGATAACTTCGCGGATATTTCGCGGGTTACAACCGCATTCAGCCAAACAAGCAGCACCACCCTTGCAAACGTTGTCGGGCTTTTGACCGATACGTTACAACCTGGTGTTTACGCTGTAGACATTAATCTTATCACGACTTCAGGTGCATCAGGCGGCGTCAAAGTTGCCCTCAAATGGGGCACTGCTTCGATGATTACCGCAACGGCCTTGTCTGTACAAGCAAACGCCGCTGCTGCAACCGCTAACACGACCTTCACAACTTCAACGGATGCAGCATCGATTCTTGCAAGCACCGCAGCGATTGTGAACGTGCGTATTACTGGAACCATCACCGTAGCACTGGCTGGCACGTTGCAATTACAGGCTGCACAGAACGCATCGGATGCCACAGCAACCACGGTTGCTCTGGGTTCAACGATAAGCTTTGCTGCAATCGGTGCAACTACGCCGCTTAGCTCTGCTATTGTATAGGGGGAGTCATGACGTTTAGCACGAAAACAATTTCGACTGCTATATCGGCATCAACTACATCGGCTTCGGCTGCTATCCCATCAACGGGCGCGCAGTTTATTCGAGTAGTAAACCCGACAACCGCGTTATGTTATGTGGCAACTGGTGCTGGCTCTGCTACTGCAACCGCTGCGAATATCGCAGTGGGGGCATATAGCACTGAAGTATTGCAGATTGCAACGGGTGATACTCACGTTGCAGTTTTGCTATCAACGGGAACTGGCACCATTCCAGTTTCAAGATGCACTCAATCGAGCGTGTAAATGACCACAGCCCGCGACATTATAACAAGGTCGCTTCAGAAAATAGGCGCGATTGTGAAGAACGAAGTTCCCGCTGCTGATGAAGCAAACGATGGCTTAAATTCTCTCAACGCGCTTATTTCTTCATGGAGTAATGATTCGCTGAATATTTACGCCAGAACGTGGGAAACATTCTCGCTTACTGGCGCATCAAGTTATACTATCGGCACAGGCGGCAACTTCAACACGGCACGCCCTACTAATATCGTGGCGGCGTACCTTAGAAGCGGCACGATTGATTACCCGATAGATATTATCGACGATGCTGCCTATGTGAGCATTTCGTATAAAAACTTGCAGGGCATTCCAGAGTTTTTGAATTATGATAACGGCTACCCACTAGGCCGCATTCGTTTATATCCCCTAGACAACGCGGGTTATAGCTTATTCTTGCTAACTGAAAAAGCCGTTAGCCAGTTTGCAACACTAGACACAGATATGTCGCTTCCCGATGGATGGGAGCGTGCGCTTATTTACAATCTAGCCTTAGAACTAGCCCCCGAATATAGCCAAAAGCCCGATGCGTATATCGTAAAAATCGCCAATGATTCACTTGGCGCGATTCGGCAAAAAGTAGCGCAAGTCCGCACAATGGACGCATACCCTAGTAACTTAGCTGTAAGGAATATATTTAGCGGCTGGAGATACTAGTGAAGATTAAGCTTGTCGGCCCCTCATATCAACAGCGCTCGCTACCATTTGACGCGCAACGAACAATCAATCTATTCCCGATTACAGATAAGGATGGCTCAGATGTTGCGTCATTACTTGGAACGCCCGGTTTATCTTTGTTTGCCACGTGTGGTGCAGGTGTGGTTCGCGGCGGATTCGCTTCTGGTAATGGTCGCGTGTTCTTTGTTTCAAATAACCAGCTTTACGAATTAGATAGCGGCGGCGGTTCAACTGTACGCGGCACGATTACTTCATTCTCTGGAGCCGTGACGTTTGCTGATAATGGTTTGCAACTAGGAATATGCGATGGGGATAAAGCTTACACGTTTACTTACGCAAGCAACGTATTCGCACAAATAACGGATGCGGATTTTCCAACCGTTGTGGGAACCATAGATTTTATCGATGGCTATTTTGTTGTCAACGAAAAAGACACTGGCAAGTTTTATATTTCGGCGCTGTACGATGGCACGTCATGGGCTGCACTGGATTTTGCAACGGCTGAATCCTCGCCAGACAGATTAGTGCGCGTTGTTAATTTCGTGGGGCAGCTTGGCTTGCTTGGCGAAAGCACGCTAGAAATATGGCGCAATACAGGGGATAGCACGTTTCCATTTTCGCGCATTTCTGGCTCTACACCTGTTGGCACTGTATCGCCATACACGGTGATTAGCATCGACACATCGGTGTATTGGGTTGGCAGCAACAATCAAGGCAACGGCGTAGTTTATCAAGCGCAAGGGTTCACGCCTACTAGAATTTCCACAGAAACCATTGAACGCCTGTTGCAAGCCGAGCCTAATCCTGAGTTATTGCGCTCGTGGACCTATCAGCAAGATGGTCACGTTTTCTTAGTAATTACAGGCGGCGCGCTGGAAACTTCGCTAGTTTATGATTTGTCAACTGGTTTATGGCACGAACGGGCGTTTTTAAATGAATTTGGCGGGTATGAGCAACACCTAGGAAGCTGCTGCATTTATGCGTTCGGCAAGCACTTGGTAGGCGATAGAACTAACGGCAACATTTACGAGATGAGCCTAACCGTTTACAGCGACAACGGCAGCGCCATACAAAGACGCCGAGTTTATACGCATCTGCTTGACGAATTAAAGCCTGTGCGCTACAATCAACTCACGATAGGTTTTGAGCAAGGTGTCGGTTTGCAAACTGGACAAGGCTCTAACCCTCTGGTGTCTTTACGAATCAGTAAAGATGGCGCAAGAACGTGGAGTAATTACTACACCACATCCATTGGCGCAGTGGGCAATTACACAACAGAAGTCACGTTTAGGCGCTTAGGCATTCAACAGATATGCACATTTGAGCTTACTATATCCGACCCTGTTAAGGTTGCTATCACGGGGAGCTATTTGCAATGACACGCGCACTAGTGCCGCCGAAAACTGAGCCGATTGTCGATAAAAAAGACAGTTTTGCAACGCTTAATTGGTTAGTGTTTTTTGACCAGCTAGCAGATGGTGACTCAGGCACAGCGTGGACTCCTACTTTTGTAGGGCTTACTGAAGTAGGCACAGCAACAAAAACTGGCGTCTATTACAGAATCAGCAAAAAGCTAGTTTACTATAGAATCGTAATCACGCCCGGCACGAATACCAGCGCAGTTAATGGCACAACATATTGCGACAATTTCCCGCTAACTATGACAGGAAACGGCGCAAACATAACATGCAGCGGATTTACGGCATCAACGGCAGGCACAACATCAGCAGACAAACGAATTTACACGGCCACATGGTCATTAATCACAACCGCAATCACAATCGTTGGAATAGCAGAGGTACAATAATGGAACCAGAAATAATGCAGCAAATGCAAGCGCCTGAAGATATGGGGCGTTCAACTGATACGGTGCTAGGTCACTTATCGCTTGGTGAAGTGGTTATTCCGCGTGCATTGCTTGACGACCCGCAGGCGCTAGAAATGCTGCAAGCGTTGTTTGCAGAATATGAAATGGATATAGCGGAATTTACCGTTGGCGACCCTGCTAACAAAATCAATCCAGAAACGGGTTATCCTGAGTTTTTCGGCAAGAAATTGCGTAAGATTTTTAAAGCCGCCGCACCCGCTGCTTTGGCATATTTCGCACCGGGTATCGGCACTGCATTAGGCAGCTCGTTGTTAGGCGCTGGCGCGGCTGGTGCATCTACGCTAGGTAGCGGGTTAATTGGTGCAGGTATCGGCGCATTAGGTGGCGGAGGATTAAAAGGCGCACTAACAGGTGCGGTTACTGGCGGCATTGGCGCAAACATTGGAAGCTTGCCGGGAGCGCTACAGGGGCCAACGCAATCAGGTGCGCCACTAAAGGGAACGTCTAGCGGCTCCGGCATTCTAGGTTCAATAGGCAGAGCAACTGGCATTTCAAGTAATAAATTACCATCACTAGGAGGATTAGTAGGCGGCTCAAGTGGCGGTGGCTCGTCATTCTCGCCGCTTGGTATTGCTGCTAACTTATACGGCGGCTCGTCACAGGATGCGGCCATTAAGAAGCAGCAAGAGCAGCTTTTGAATGCGAATCAATCGCAACTAGCAAATCTGGAAACATTCGACCCTAGCAATATCACAAACGATGCTGGCTATCAGTTTAACCTAGAACAAGGGCAGCAAGGGCTAAATCGTGGCTTGGCTGCCGAGGGTTCGGTATTCTCTGGACGGGCGCTTAAAGCTGCCGCTGAGTATAACCAGAATTACGCAAACAACGCGTTTGATTCGGCATACCAGCGCTGGCTGCAAAAAACACAGGGCAAGAACGCACTCATTGGTGCGGGCGGTGATGTGCGCGCCAATGCAACGGGTGCAAAAGCGCAGAATTTATCGCAGTCGCTTAGCAACGCAATTGGCTCACCAGTGGGCGCGTATGGGCAAAACAGCCAGCTTGAATTGTTGAAACGCTTAGGATTGGCATAGGTTAGTTATGGCGGATGTAGGGGTTTTTAGCAGGTATAAGGGATTTAATGATTTTCAGTCCGAGGCCAAGAAAAACAGCCTTGCTGATGCTATTGCTATGGCGCAAATTAAAGCATATCAGGCGAAAGCAAGTTCGGCAGGCCGAGGCGAAAACTTGCCAGCGGCGTTGCAGATTGCCAAAGAGTATGAAGCCCGCGTTGCAGCAGGTGATATTCAAGGCGCAAACACGATTGCCGCGTTTGCAAAAACCGTTGATAAGGGTTTACAGATGGGCGCTGATGGCAACTATTACGTTGCTGGCGGTTACGCACCCGCGCTCGGTGAAATAGCAGGCGTTAAAGCTGGTGCGGCACAGCAAGCAAAGAAAAACGTTGACGCTGTAATGAATCCGATAATTGCTGGTGGTGAAGCAGGGGCACGTTTAGGGCAAGAATTGACTTATGCTCCAACTATTAAACAGGAAACAGAAAGAGCCGTTAATGAAGTAAGCGGCGAAAAGGAAGCAAAAACTAGCGGCGCAAAGACCGCAACGGCGCTGAAGGCATTTGAGGCGCTTAGTGGAGCTGCAAAGAAAGCTCCGTCAGGGATGTTTGAAAACGTCTTAGCATCAGGCGCAAACTTAGCTAACATTGAAACTGACAGCGCGAAAGCACAGGGGGCATTTCAGGCCAAGCGCGGTAAGGCTGAGCAGGTTATTCGTAAGCTATACCGTGTAGCTGGTAGCGGTGCTGACACGAACAGAGATGCCCAGCCACTTATTGATATGCTTCCCACTGCCTATGATTCGGAATCAGTTAAGGCGGCCAAAATTAAAGCCACAACCGAGGCGCTTAATGATGACATAGCAGTAACAGCAAAATTTTACGGAAAAGCGAACCCGTTGCTAAAGCCCCTAAAGCCAAAATCACGCGGCGAAACGGAATTTAACGCTCGTAAAGCAGCAAAGGCACCAAAGCCGCGCCTGAAATACAACCCTAGCACTGGGGAATTTGAATAATGCCGATTGTTGAAGTAAACGGGCAGGAATTAGAATTTCCCGATGATATGCAGCCTGATGCTATCAAGGCTGTATTGCGTGAGAAGTTTCCCGCTGCAAATGCGAATCAATCGCAATCATTTGGGCAACGTGTTGGCAGTAGCATTGAAGGCTCTTACAATAAAGCTAAAGACATTTTCAAGCAATCCACATCAGGCCAACTTAACCCTGCTATGGGCGGCATTCAAATTCTAGGGCAAGGCGTTAACGCTGCGTCGGCGTTACCTGCTGAGGCTATTGCGTCTATATTACCTGATGAGGCAAAACAGGTACTCGGTGGCGCTGTTAATTACATTGGCAATTTACCTCGTAAGGCATCTGCGGCTTTAGAAAATACATCAGTAGGCCGTGGCGTGGGTGATTACCTTATGGAGCGTCCAGAGTTAGCTAAAACGCTAGGGCAAGTGGCAGATACGGCTAAGGCGGCTGGCACTATTGCAACTGCCGTACCGTTAGCCAAAGCAACCCGCGCCGTAACAGCAGCGACTGGAAGCGGCATGGAAACCGTGGGCAACGCGCTTTATAAATCAGGCGAGCAAGCGTTCAAAGCAAACCGCAATAACTTTGTGCAAGATTTAATTACGCCGAAATTAACGGCAGGCGTTCGAGCTGAGCAGTTTGGCCGTGCTACTGAAAAAGGGCTAATGCGTAATCGCGTAGTTGCCCCATCAGCACAAGAGCAAGCAATTATAGATACTATTGCAGAATTGCCTGTTAAAAAAAGCAAATCATTACTTGGCAATGCAAACATTATTGAAAAAGCCAAAAACGCTGAAGCCGAAAATCTAGTGACGGCGTTAAAAGCAAATGACGTTGCTATTGCGGATGACGTGATTCTCAATAAATTATTTGGTGTAAGAAATGAACTAGCTAAAAATCCTTACATTGTAGGTGATGGCGCAAAAGCAGCGGATAACGTGCTAAATTCTGCGATTGACATTATCGCGCAGAATCCACGCACAGCATCAGGGCTTTTAGAAGCCCGCAAGCAATTAGATAGGTTAGTTGCATCACAGCGCGGCTCTAAGTTATTTGACCCTGCACTTGAAAGCCCGATTACAAACGCTGTGCAGCAAATTAGGCAGTCAATCAACGATATGGTTGCCGAAGCTGTGCCTGATGCAGGCGTTAAAGCGTCGCTAGCAAAACAATCGAATATGTATCGCGCACTAGAAAATATCACCACTAAGGGCGCATACGAAAAAGCAAGCCGACTTGGCCGCGCAGCTTCAAAAGTTCAAGATGCAGTAAGCCTTAAAGGCGCAATCGGTGCTGCCGCTGCTGCTGGTGGATTAGGCGCTCTCGGCGGAACTTCGGTATTAGCCCCCGCTGCATTAGGCGGCGCTGTATTATACGGCGCAGGCAAAGCATTAACAGCCCCATCACTAAGAAAAGCAATCGGCAGCACGCTAGCCGGTTCAGGTAAAATTCTAAAAAAGGTAAAATAACATGGCCGTACTTCTAATTCCCCCATACCTGCAATTTTTTGATGCTAACGGCGACCCATTAAGCCTCGGCAAGGTTTACACTTATGCTGCTGGCACAAACACGCCTAAAGCCACGTTTACCGATAACACGTCCAACACTCAGGCCGCTAACCCTGTTGTGCTTGATTCGGCAGGTCGTACAGCAATGTGGGGTTCAGGTTCGTATAAATTTGTTGTTTACGACGCAAACGATAACCTTGTGCGTACAACGGATAACGTAGCATCATATACAACTATTGAATCAGAAGCAGATACATATTTTCAAGCATTTTCTGGCACTGGCTCGCAAACGGCATTTACGCTTAGCACCAATTTGGGAACCGATGAAAACGCTATCATGGTTTACGTTTCCGATGGCCTAGAGCAGCACGTTACTAACGGCACGTTTGCTACAGATACAGCGTGGACTAAGGGCGCAGGCTGGACAATCGGCTCTGGTGTAGCTACGGCAACAGGCGCTATTAGCACTGCATTGAGCCAGACATCGGCTGTAACCTTAATCGAAGGCCAGTCGTATAACCTTATTTACACGGTTACGCGCTCGGCGGGTGGAATCATTCCAAGCATTGGCGGCACTAATGGTACTGAACGCACAGCCAATGGAACTTACCGAGAAACAATTATCGCAGGCAGCACGCAAACCATTGCCTTTACTGGTAACGCATTTACTGGCACTGTAGATACCATCACCATTACGCCTTCAGATTTTAAGGGCTATGACATCCAAGCCCCTACTAGCTACACGCTATCAGGCACGACGCTGACATTCGGGACAGCCCCACCAATCGGCACTGGCAACATTTACGTGTTCGCCCCATCTGCTTTAGTTGCAGCAGCATCAGCTTCGGCAGACGCAGCAGACGCATCGGCTACAATTGCAACAAACAACGCCAACGCCACGGCAGCGGATGTGATTACAACTAACGCAAACGTAGCAACAACTACTGCAAACGCTGCTACAGCCACCACACAGGCAAACCTAGCAATCGCTGCGGCAAGTGCGGCGCTGCTATCTTCTGGCATCGTGAGCGTTGCGCAATATACGGCTGGCGGAACTTCTGATGATACCACGCTATTTCAAAACGCAATCAACGCTGCTGTTGCGGCAGGCAAGGCGCTATTCGTACCACCAGCAACTTACACGGTAACGGGCTTAAGCATCACTGGCTCGCTGCTAATGTACGGCGTAGGCGAATCAACGATTATAAAACAGAAAGCCTCCACTAGCGGCGATATGGTTGCGTTTACTGGTAACGCGTCGCAGTTATATGTGCGCGATTTAGTAATGGATGGCAATCAAGCGAACCAATCAGCGCAATCCGGCAACATGCTTATTCGTTCAACCGCCGACGGCGCAGCTAGTGCTGATTCCGTGGTTGTATGCCTAGAAAACATCGAATTTCGTAACCCCGCATACGCCGCTGTAAGCATGGAAGGCGACAACGCCACGGGAACGCGTGAGATTCTATTCGGGCGCAATCTTCGCTTCAGAAACGGCGCTGAAGGTGTTGAAAACGTAGGCACTGACTATGTGCCGCGTGATATTAGCCTAGTGGATAGCGTTGAAGTGTTTTTATCGGATTTAGATTTCGATAGCGATTCAGCGCCTACCATCGGGCGCTCTGGCATTGTCATCGGGCAATCGCAGGATGCAAGCATTCGCTACACTGAAGGCTTTATTACTAACGTAAATATGCGTCGCCGTGGTTGCAATGTGTCGCAAGGGCTTGGTGCTGTTGATTTTTATATATGGGCCAAAAACTTCACGCTATCGAACGCAATCATTAAAAACAGCGCATTCGCTGGCTTGAAGTGGAAAGGCAATTGCCAAAACCTTAGCTTCCTAAACGTTACTGTTGATGGAACGCCTGCTAACATTGCTGCGGTTGCAGGCAACGCTTCGACGACAGCCGATTCTGGCGACATTCTAACTATTGACGGATTGCGTGTTTTAAATACTGACTATGCAGCTAACTATGCGGTGATTATTAACGGCAAGGTTGGCAGTGACTATTCGGCTGCAATGAACATCCGCAACGTGACGATTCAGGGCTTAACTGGTTCGGGCATGGTGTTCTATGATTGCAAAAACGTCAACATTGAAAACCCTGAAATTATTGGCGGCGTTGTTGGCTTGAGCCTGCAATCTGCGTGCGACGGATTGGCGCGCATTAAGGGTGGGCGTTTAATAGGCCAAAGCAGTTACGCCCTTTACCTTGATAATAACGAGGCCACATTTGACTATGAGTGGGCTGACACCATTGTGCAGGATAACAGCCGTACTGGTTCTTCTGTGTATGTGGAAGGGCGGCATGGGGCTATTCGCAATATCCGCTTTAGCAATGTGGATGATATGCTGTTATGGGGCGACCATACCACGCTTATTCTTGACGATGTGGCTGGCACTGCAATTAATGGTGACGCTGGCTTAACATCAAACAGCGCCACGGTAACCGCGCTGCACATTACTGATTGCTACATTCCGTCAAGCGTAGCAACGCCAATCACGCCCGGCACGTTTACTAGCATCGTTTACGCTGGCAACAGTTTCTCAATCGGCCAAGCGCAAGGGCAAAATCTGCTTATTAATCCATCGGGTGCGGTGTATCAGCGTGATGTTGCGGCTACGGCAGATGATGCTTATTTTGCGGATTGCTGGTATATTTTGAGCCAGACTGGTACGGTAACGCCTTCGCGTTTAACCAACCCTGAAGATGGCTACCGCAACGGCGTTCGCATTACGCAATCGCAGGTTACGGCGCAGCGTTATGGATTTGCGCAAATCATCGAAGGCCAGAATTGCGCATTCCTGCGGGGTAACAAGGTTACATTCCGCCCGCGTGTTAGGGCTTCTGCATCACAAGCAATACGTTATGCAATTATTGGCTGGACTGGCACCGAAGATAGCGTGACTTCGGATTTCGTAAACGATTGGACATCATCCACCTACACCACGGGCAACTTTTTTATTAGCACTACCACAACCATTATTGCGGTAGGAGCAAGCACGCCAACCGCAAATACATGGACAAACCTGCCTGCAATTAACGGCAGCGTTGGTTCGACTGTAAACAATCTTGCAGTGATGGTATGGACGGAAGGAACCGCAGCGCAGAACTTTACGCTTGATTTCGATTTTGCATCGCTCAATCAAGGGGTTTTGCCTATTACATTCGAGCAAAGAACATATGATGCTGAGTTTCAGCTTTGCCAGCGTTACCTTCCAACATGGTCGGTTACTTCGGCGGCGGTGCAATCGGTGGCTCTAGGGCAATGCATATCCACCTCGGTTGCTGGTGTATTCTTTGATTTCAAAACACCTACTAGAATCCCTGTAACGGCTATTACGCTATCAGCAAATAGTGATTTTGCTTTGCGTGATGCGTTAGGCGCGGCAAGCGTTGTTACGGCTGTGTCATTCGGCACCGCTTCCCGTGATAGCGCAGCGGCAAACATTACGGGAACGGGCGTGCCATTTGTCGCAGGTAGCGCAACAAGGCTATTTTCAACCGCATCTGCAACTGCTAAAATACTATTTACGGGAGCCGAATTATGATACACGACATTGACACAAAAACCGAAGCATTACGAATTGCAGGCGGTGCTGGCTTGCTTGCTAGCTGGCAGGTAACGGCTAGCTTTATTGTGGCGTTGCTTACGATTGCATATTTCGTGTTGCAGATTATTATTTTATGGCCGAAAGCGCGTGCTGTATGGAAGGGGACTAAATGATTGCGTTATTATCGACGTTATTAGGGTTTTTAGCGAGCGCCGCGCCTAAGGTTTTTGAGTCGTTCCAAGATAGGCGCGACAAGGCGCACGAGCTTAAAATGCTCGAAATCCAAGCCAAGATGCAGGCCGAGAAATCTAGCGCTGATTTAGATGCGATTTTACTAAACGCCGTTAGCGCGCAGAATGTTGCAACACAGGCAAGCTATCAAGCGGATATGGCGGCGAATAAGGAAGTCGGCAACCGCAAGATTATCGCGTTTTCTGCTAGCGTGCGGCCTGTTATTACCTACGCATTTTTCCTGCTTTATGCGCTGGTTAAATTCGCGCAGTTTTACCTTATTATTAACCCAGCGCTACCGTGGCAGGAATCAGGCAATTACGCGCAGGCATTGGTGGCAATATGGGGCGAGGAAGATATGGGGCTGTTTTCTGCGGTGCTAGCGTTCTGGTTTGGCAATCGCATCATGCAACGGAAATAATATGCGCCTGTCTAAACGTGGCGCCGATTTAATCAAGCATTACGAAGGCTATGAGTTAGAGCCTTATATTTGCCCCGCTGGCTATTGGACTATCGGCTGGGGGCATCGTATTAGCGACGAGGAGCGTTTTAAGTTATCGGCAGGAATATCGATAACAGAGGCGCAACAGCTATTTGATTATGACATAGCGCGGTTTGAGCGCGGAGTTTTGCGACTAATAACGCGGCCTATGACACATGGGCAGTTTGATGCGCTGGTATCGTTTAGCTTCAATTTAGGGCTTGGCAGGTTGCAGGCGTCAACGCTGCGAGCAAAATTCAACCGTGGCGAATATGCAGGCGATGAATTGCCTAAATGGGTATTTAGTAAGGGCATCAAGCTAGCGGGGTTGGTAAAACGCCGCTATGCCGAAAAAGCGCTGTTTGACGCATAAAAAGCTAAGGCCACCTTTCGGTGGCCCTAGACCCACAGCAAGCTATGGGGGATATTGAAAAAAAGCCCGCGTTTTAAGCGGGCTAAGCTATCCCAGACAAGAGAGAAGTTTATCGTATAGCAATAATACCCGCGTTGTCAACCTTCACGATATTTTTCGTGTATAGTGGCAATGGTTTGCTTACCGAGCAACCAGAAACAAGCAATATAACCAGAATGTAGCGCATAGGCGCATACTAGCAGCATAATCATAACTAACCATTGCTGTTATTGCATAGGGGGTATGCATTAGACTTAAGAATAGCATCGGCGATTAATACGTCAATCGCTGCCCTGATTTTGCGGAATGTTTCAACATCGTTTTTATCTACATTGGCAATCGTGTGAATAACGTACCCGCGCAAATTGCCTTCCCATTGTCCAAAATCATGCGTCATTTTCTTCATCCTCTGGCTCGAATTGTATCACCGTTTCCGGCGTGCTTATCGCTAGGCTGGCTTCCATCAGTGCGCCCATCATTTCAAGGCGGTTTTCATCAAAGCAAACCTGTGACGCGCTAACTTCAACCTCGCCGTTATCAATAGTTATGATTGACAACGGCAAATCCACGGCATCGGCAAGCTGCACCAGAAAAGCAATAGTTTTAACTATATCGTCTGGCAAGTGCGATTTTATTTCAGCGTTATGCTCTGGGTGTAAGTCAATGATTTTTTCGTTCATAGCTTTACCTGTTTTTCTGAAAATGATGAAACAGCGCCGCAATCACCGCAACGAAACTGTGGGCGCTTGGTGCTTGCAGTCATTTCGTAACCTATTAGCCTAAGATTATCGTTTCCGCATGTTTTACAGCGATTCACAGCGTCATCAATAAACTTATTCATATTAATCTTTTTGCTAAATTGCGGTTGCAATTTCAGAAACACCGCTTCTAGCAAATCCACATCTTGCACGTTATAAGCGGCCATTTCTTCAATCGCGCTAGGTTCGTTATTTGCGCAACCTACCCACAGATGCGCGTCGGTTTTGTTTTTTCTGCCAAGCCCCAAAACGTCGCCTAAATGGTCTAGGCGGTTGCTATTAAGCGAGCGCCCAAACTTCTTTTTAGCTATCTTGTAGGTGTCAAGAATCATTTTATTAGGCAGTGGCGGCAAGCCATTAACCTGCAAGCGCGCATCAATAAACGGCACGTCAAAGCCATCCGCATAATGCCCTACCACATAATGCGCTTGCTCATATTCGGGAAAAAACACTTCTAACAAGCCGCCATCCTTATACGCTTCATCCATGATTAAAACATGAGTTTGCGTATCGCCAAGCCATTTATACGCTAGAGTGCAGATAGATTTTGCGCGCTTAATAAACGCGGTAGGAATTGGCATTTTTGAGAATGTATCAAAAAAATAACCCTCGTTTGGGAGGGTTTCAATATCAAATAGTAGCGTTCTGCATTCATCGAATTTGCTTGACTTTGGGATATAACCACCCCCACCCTGTGCGTCCACAGGGTCAGCATGTGAACTCATGCTGACGGAATTCACTTCATGGCGGTTATTGCCAGAAAGGTTTGCGGGGCTATTCTGTATAAGCGCCTTCACGGCCTGCAAATCCGCTGGTATTTTAACGGGGGCAGGCGCGGCGTCAAAATAATTCGTTAATCCCTTTTCACGAATCAAGCATTTTGCCTCGGTGGGTAATCTTGCTATGTGCGCCAGTAGGTTCTTAGCGCGCCCGTAAAGCGTGTTATATTTGATGCCGTATTTCGTTGCAATTACGTCTAGCGGGGCATCGGCATTTATCCACTCAACCACAGCCTGCTTTATTTTTTCATCAGAGTGCTTAACGGTCATATTTCCTCGCTGCGGTTATATTAACACGGTTTATTCACAATCTAAAGGTTTAAAAATTCATGCTGCCGTAAAGTATCGTTTTTGCACCACATTGCGGGCATTTATCGTTATTAATTACCGCGTGCTGCAATTCTGCGCTTGACTTTTCAGCAGGCCAAGCAACGGCCGCCCATATATGCAAACATACGCCGCACTCTAGTAAAACTGCACCATGTTCGTTACTCACTCTAGCCCGCCTTTGGTGTTGATAGCGCTTGTGGCACCGTCCAGCCAGATTTAAGCCGCTGGTGTAATGCCTGCTTTGTCAAGCCCAATTCCTCTGCCCACTCAGCCATGCACTTAGTTTCGCCGTTAAACGTGTAAAATTGGCTGTTGTTACCCGTGTACCGCATGGCTGTTTTTCTGTCGCCGAATGCGTAATTGATAGATGATATTTTGCGCGTAGGGTCTGGTGGGTAAAGATATTGTTTTGCGGGGAATATACCGAAAAACGCCGCAAAATCTGCGTAGTTTATGAACTCCCCGCTTAACAGGTTTTTAGCCCTTAAACGTGAGTGCTGGCGTATTTCGGTAGGGGGTTTCATAAAGGCTCGCAATTCCCAATATGAGTTAATCCAAAAAACGGGCTATGTGCGTAAACATATAAAAACGTATTTTCTGATAATTGCATCACGCTATAGCCCGTAACATTGCTAGCGCCGTTTATATCGCGCATCATGCTTACAATATCTAAAAGTGTCATTTTACCCACCATGAACGCCGACTAACCAAAGAGCCATCCTTGATTTTCATATGCCTTATAAACTCCTCAGAATTAACAACGTAATCTTCCGGCCTGTTTTTAAAAGCCAGCGCATGATTTATACCGTCTGAACAAAACTTTGAATCGCAAATATAATGATGACTTTTTACATGCTTGCTTTGATAAATTTCCACGGGGTTTAGAAATTCGACACGAAATATAACCGGCCTTCCTAATATAACCCAAAGAATTGCTTGCGCTCTATCTCTTACGGCGTTACAAAATTTATTCATCATTTTACCCTCTCAATCCTGTTTCCTACGGTCAACGCTGCCTAATGACTTGCACCACGGCTGCTTGTAATCTTTCATTTCAAAGCATCGCAGCTCAATATAGCCCTTATGCAATTTGTATCGCCTATGCACGCATCCATTTGATATAGAGCGAAGGTAACGCAGCGCTCTATATACAGTTAGCGGCCTTGACCATTTGCATAGCGCAAAGGTTTTCCAGTAAGTGCAGCCAGTTCTAAAGCCGTTCATTTCACCCTCTCAATGCTAGGCTCGCCATCGGTAAGGGTGACTTTGTAAATGTGCTTAAACTTTTCAAAATATGGCATGTAGGGCGATGCGTTATCTGGCGGAAGAAAATTGCCATACTGATATTCAATATGCACCACAGGCTCCGGCTTTGGCTCGATGCGGATGATGTCGAAACCCCACCCACATTCATCCCGTAACCACTTCCCGTCCAGACTCCAAGCCCCTGTATAATACCCAAAAGCTACAAGTGAACCCCACTCATAGCATTGCTGTACAGGAATCACTGCGCCGTTTTCAAGATGCAGCTTATCGCCAGCTTTGATTTTTGTTGTGTCGATGCTAGTCATTGGGTTGCTCCTCTTTGTTTAGCTAGGTGTTTGGCGTATTTTCTCACGTCTGCTATGTTTCTAATAGGCCACTTTTTACCATTCTTCTCAATAATCATGCCACCCTTAGCCATATTGCGACATTCACACAGATAGTATGATGCCAGCGAATCGCCCAATATCTCATCGAGCAATTTCACAAGGTTACCTGCAATGCCCTGCGTCATAATGTTTTGGTGCGGGTGAAAGTCGCCGTACAGGTCTTTGAGTGTTTGGTTCACTGATAACAGCGCATCCTCATCGGCTTCCATTAGTTGCAGCATTTCGCAGGCGTGTTCTATCAGTTTTGTGTTAGTCATTGGGTTGCTCCCTTAATTCTGTTGGGGCTTTATCGTAATCTACGTCAATCCAATCATATGTTCCCGCAAGTGATGAACTAATGCCAGATGGAAAACAGTGCCATCGCTGTAAAACGCTTTTTCCAAACAGGCCGCGCCTAACTCTGTACCTAGTTGTTTTATTGCACATCACACCCCCCATTCTTTCCAGCCCTGTAGCGGGGCGGATAGGGTGAGGGTCTGTTTCGCCCGCCCTATTGGCGCGGCGTGAGGGTTGTAATCATCATCCATTTCGTCGTCGCAGCATTCATCTAACAAATATTCCAAAGCCTCGCGCTGGCTATCAATCACGCCTAGCAGTTCGCGGAATGCCTGCATCATGGCCTGATATTCGCTCGGAAAAAGCACAACGGTTTGCTCCCCTTGTTGCATCATTTCATCAACGCGTCGCTTTGCATCAAGTTCAAATATCCGCTTAATGCGTTGCTCTAGGTCGCTTTCTTGTTTACGCGACTCTAGTTCTAATTCGCCACGATGATGTGCCAGCATTTCTTCGAATGCCGTAATCAAACGGCTGTCTGCTTCTGTGGGGTTATCAGTCATTTCGGTTGCTCCTTCACTGTTAACGCGCCCGCTTCGATTAGGGCGTTGATTATTCTATCGGCTTCTGCCCGATTACCTGAATGCGGTTCGCTGATTATAAGCACCAACTCCTCGCGTGTGTATTTAGGTTGATGAAGCTCAGGCCACTCCCAGTCAACCTTGCGCGGCTCGTGGATACCAACCGCTGTAAACGGCAGTACATCGGTATGCACCAGCTTTTGCTGTGACAGGTTATCCAGTAGCTTTGCGTCGGGCAGAAAATCCGAGAACAAGCCAACAACCTGATACGCCTCAGCGCAAATCGTTTCTAATTCCTCAATGCGGTCATCGTAGCGCTTTAACGTGGTTTCGGTAGGCCACCCTTGTAACGCCTCTCGCACCCCATCGGTGGCAACTTCGCTGCACGAACACGGCACTTGCGTAACGGTGCGGCTAACCGAACCATCCTCGTAATACTCCGGCTCGTAAGTGTAGCCAGCGCCTCCGCATAGCTTGCAAATATCACTCATAAAAACCTCACATTTTCAAAAATCCATACCACGCCAGTATAAGAAGCAAAAGCTAGCGCCATGATTCCGACCCAAGCTAAAACCAATAACAAGTTAATAAGTCTGGTAATATTGGGCTTGTAACTCATTTCTTTTCTCCATCGGTTATGCGTGAGAATAGCCGTATGCCCAGCACGACAGGATAAGCTAACCAATTAACAGGCCACCACCAAACGAATCTGCACACGCTAGACGGGTCGTTAGAGAAATAAACGCTACCAGATGGAATAACCACAAGGATGCAGGGAAAAACCCATACATATTGATTCGATACCTGTATCTTCATAACTACTCCTTCATCGCTGCGTTGAGTTCGGTTAGCACTTGACGTGCGAGCTTGATTTTAGCGCCGCTGTCAGTTTCATAGCCTGAGAAAACAGCTATCGCGCCTTGCGCCTTCAATACTATAGCCTCCAACCGCTTAATCTTCTCGGCCTGTGCTGCAACAACGCGTGCCATTAGTGGGGCAGCGGACTCAAAAGCAGCCCGCGCAAGTCTTTTATAATCAAACAAATCTGTTTCTTCTATAATTTGCAGAATATAATCTTCATCGGCGCTTGTATTTTGCTCAGATGCAATCTTGTAATCCTCCGCTTTAATAGCATCGCACATCAGCTTCACTGCTTCGTCTATCTCAGTCTGGTTCATACTTTCTCCTGTGTAATCGCTGTATCTTGTGGATTGTGTCTGCCCGACTCTGCATGCCACGTTTGCGGTTGCATGACGCGGTAAGCCTTCAACGCTTCTGGGTTAGGCTTCACAAAGCTGTCATCCTTCCATAGAATCCTATTGTTCGGCATGGCTGCAATCTGGCCGCTGCCGTCTTCGAGAAGCAACAGGTGGTAGCACTTATGCTCTGGCGGGTACTGGCTAAAACCGTTGTCTGTGTGGTCAAGTGTGAACCAGTAGCTTGCTGGTATCATTCGGCCATCTGGTGTTCGGTATTCGCAGCTCATTTCGCGTAGGTACTCGTACTGCACCGTTGAAAAATCCCAGCCGTGGCAATCCCAGCATTGCAGGTCACTAATTGGATGCGGCGCTGGCTTCGGGTTTAATTCTACAGAGTCGCCATTTTTCACGCGATGGTAATCTTCTTCAGATAACGCGTACACCATAAACGGGCGCATAACATTCCTTGGTTTTTCCCAGCGCAGCTTATGAATAGGTATGCGCGCCCACTGCGCCCCGCTCTCGCATAGAATCGAGAAGTGAAGAGCGCGACTTGGAATGCTAGTAACGCCAATAATCACACACGGCTCAAATCCCAATGAGTCGTCTAACCCACGCAAGATATCGGTTTGCACATACCCATATAAATGTTGAGGTACAGATGCGTTAAGTGTGTAGTGTGTCAACGTTTTCTCCCCTATCCCGTTTTCAATATAGCAACCGTTGCACCAAGTCAATCACTATTTACGCTTTTTGCCACAAACATAATCAAGCCCAATCATAGCGTAGGCCAATAACCTAGAAATAGGCAATTCACCAGTTTCTTTATAGGTTATGTTTCGCTTGCTGGCTTCAAATTCATCTGCAAGTCGCTGCTGGCTAAATCCATGCTTCTTACGGATTTCGCGCATTTTGTCTGGTGTTATATCGTCTGGCTTCATGCTGGAATTTCCTCGTCGTTAAAATTAATCTCGGTGGTGGCGTTTATAATATCGTTATACAGCCCAGAATATGCATTTCTGAAGCGCTCAATAACTGCGGCCTCACGTTGCAAAATCGCGTCAACGTCACCTCCCGCTTGAATCTCTGCAATAATCTCTGCGGCCTTCTTTTTGGCGGCATCGGATTTGTCCACCTTAGGCGCACTCGCAGATTCCACTAACAACTTAACCGTGTATGGCTTTTTGCTTTGCTTGCTTGCCGTTAGCGACATGGTTAAATCGTGCGGAATATCCGACATATGGCTAATGCGTATGCCGCCCACTTCAGCGCCCGCCCATGTAACCTTAGGGTCACGAAATAGCGTTAGTTTCTTGCCTACCCATTTTTCGGCATACTTACCCCACGCATGCACAAAAACCCGCGTCATGCTTTTGCATGGATAGTACGGCTTGCCATTGTCACCGATATAGCTGACCGCCACGGGTTGCTCACCTTGCCGCTTGCTAACCTTGCTAATTTCAACCGTTATCGGGCCAGCAATCAAATCATCAGCGTTTAGCTGGTCTGATTTCGGTTTAATGGCATCAGTTACATCAATTTGCGTCATACAACAATCTCCTCTTCAATTTTACGTTCGGTTGGTATTAGGCGGTAGTTTTTATCCGCTAATTTTGCTTCATATTCCGCCATAAGTTTGCTTAGCTTTTCATGAAATACGGTTGCGGCTTCAACAATCGCAGCCTGTATCTTTTCGTCTGGATATACGCGCAACGTAAGCATGGGCAACCCCGCGCTATAGGTGATGTAGTCAATCCATTTGCGCTGCGTCACCAGCAAGCCAGTCTGTAGCTGTAGCATATATTCATCAGGCGCGACGTTTTCCAAAATACTCTGCACCTGAAACTTCTGGCGGCGTGACTTGATTTCTATTAGGCCATCTTCACCAACTAAACCATCAGGTGAGAAGCCAATGGTAAAGCCGTGGTCATCGTTTAGCACTATCCCGCATTCATCCACTTGCTCGTAATTATCCGAATAAATATCACGCGCATCAGCTTCGTCAGACATACCGCGCAACATATCTTCGCTAATATAGCTAGGCTCGGTAAAGCCAGTGATGCGTTGCGCCAGTAATTCATAAACGTGGGCGCGCTCTTTATCGTTGCTGGCAATTTTTAGCGTAGGCGTTAAAATAGTTTTAACCTCGCTTGCCGTAAGTATGCCGCAGCGTATAGCGTGCCATTCATCCGAACCCTGCACGATGTCGTTTCTGTAAATAATAGCCACTATAACCCCACGTTGTTAATAATTAACCAAGCAAACACAGAGCCGATTGCCATAGTGGCGGCAAGCAAAACAATATCGAAATTAGACATTGTAACCTCCAACAATAATATACATAACGCGGTAACCTTGTTCGTAAATCTTGATACCGCGCTTTTTGTCTAGCCACTTCTGCGCTTTGGGCGAGCGTGCCTTATCCTGTTTTGCGGCTTTCAAGATTATGTCTAAAAAATACCTAGCCTGAATTTTCGTTCTAAAACTATTTGGCATCATGTGCCGTTCAACTTCTGAAACTTTTACGATTCTATATAACATAAGCGTCCCCTCTCATGCAATCTATATATAGCAATGTTTGCCACGCGTCAAGCGGTTATTGCACTATTTTTTTTGCGTCCTCTGTACTGCGCGCAACGCCAGCTTTTCCGCCATTTTGTAGCACAAACGCAATAAAATCTTTCTGTGCAATCGACGGATAGCCCTTATCGGTTTTTACTTCAATCGCTGTAAATATAGGCACAGTCTGGCCTACCATATCAGGAGTAATTGTAACCCGCGTAAACCCGATTAAATCCGATGCGCCAGACGCAAGCAAACCAGCGGCGATTCTGCGCTTGCCGTCCTCGCTGCGAAAATTCCCGCGCACGTTTTTCCAGATAACGCAATCGTTTTTTGCAGCGTCTAACCGTATCGTTTGCACTATGTTGCTCTCGCTCATTTTGCGCCCCTTGCCTTTATAACGTTAATTGCCCAGCCGTGTGGGTTCTTCATTCCGCGCTGTTTACCTAGCGCCACCAGCTCGTTATAACTACGCGCTGCACCTTGCGCCTTTTTACGTTCCATTTTTTGCGCTTGCCTATCTTCCTTTGTAGCCTCGATTAGCTCGCCCTCGACTTCATCAATTTCGCGTGAATTAATCGGATAAATATAGCCACAATTCGGGCAAACTGGCGCTGGCCTGTGTGCTGTGTAGCATTTGTCGCACTGCCTAACTGCAACCGTTTTTTCACTGGATGCGCGTTTAGTCTGCACCCTATCTTCTAGCGTCCA